GATCTGGATCAAGGTAGTCGACAATGTCATCCTCTTTGGAGGGTACAGTGATAATAACACCATGTTTGGCAAGAAAATCATGGAAATTACGGAATGTGAAATTTCGCGCTTCCACATCCGCACTACCAGTGAAGTCATCGCCATAGCACGAGGAGTTAACATAATCTCTGTACCGGTTGAGGTTTGGGCAACAGTGAAAGAATCCCATGCGAGCATAAAGTGCTACAACAATGGAATTCAAGTAAACTGTCAGTGGATTACCAGAAGGATTCATATTGAACACCATAATCAAAGTGCCATTGTAATCAATCAATGCGTTAACAATGTCGGTACACATGGCGCTCATAACAGCAATATCTTCCTTAGCATAACCAAGTTTCTCACCGATTCGAATAAGAATCTTACATGCTGTAGTCATGATTTCGCACAAAATGGTGACATCAAACTTCTTGTAATCCCATCCAAGAATAGCGTCCTTGTACTTGGCTACAAAATCTTGTAGTTGTTGCCACTCAGGACCCATGCAGTTAATTCCTACTGCGCACTCAGACATCAAAGGATGCATGCTGAGAAATCGCATAATCCCCAGGAAATACTGCCGGATCAAGAGGGTGAAGACAAGAGGACATGCCTGGAAAACACGGACTTTTTCAGAGGTCAGAGATTTAGCTTCATCTTTCAAGCAAGCCATATAAACAGCAAAATACCTTTCTCCGCGCTGATAACAGGCCAAAGCACGTTTGTACTCGGCAAGAACTCGCTCAGAGAGGTTCCAGTCGTCGTCGATCTCATTGGATTTAGGTCCAAAAAGTGGATGACCACAGCTGGTAGCTCGTTTGATGGCGTCAATGAAACGAACACCAGGTATACCACGGATAGCTTCCTGTAAAGTTAGCTTTCTACAGTATGGATCGGTATTCTCTTCGGCCAATCTCAATAAGGGCTCTTCATAGTCCTCTCTTGCTCGCTTCAACAATTTCGGATGGAACGGTTCCGGTTCGTCCACCATCGAAGTGAGAGTGAGATTGTACGCTTTCCAATTTGGGGTCATTTTGGGAGGACCCCATTTGTTTTCAACACCTGTTACCTCGGTTACTGCATCAGAGATCACGGATTTGACCACATGACTCTTAGATTGTGGGCGGAATTTTGTTGACCCATAAACAATAAGAGGACTCTCTGATGGAAGTGTCGCGAACATTGATCGCTCATGAACCTTAGTGGAATCTAGGAGCTTTCTGACATAGAAACTCTCGGGAAGATTTGTGTATTTCCCTAGCGCAACTACATCTGGTAGCTGGAACAGTTTGGATTGTAAAACTTCCAGGTCGTTCCTAGTGATGCACTGCATTACGCCAACGTTTTTCTGGTCGCAGGCTCCAATGAACATCCCGATCAAGGCAGGCACTTTGGTTGTGGATATAATTGGGGAACCACATAAACCATAAGTGTTTTCAGTAAAACGAAAGTTCGCACCATAGAATTCAGTGTTGATAGTTCCTGTTTGTTGGAAGTGGGGTGTGATCTGTTT